AACTTTCAACAACAAAGACAAAGACTATGTAAGAGAATTCTTTCCTGACCTTAAATGTGGTTGGGCATATGCAATTCAAGGCATAGATCCTGCAGATGGCAATGTAAAAGTTGTTAATCTCAAAAAGAAACTCATGGAACAAATCATGGTTGCAGCTGAAGATCTCGGTGATCCTACCGATCCCGAAACAGGTTGGGACGTATGCTTCCAAAGAGTTAAAACTGGACCAATGGCTTTTAATGTAGAGTACAGATTACAAGCATTAAAATGCAAACCAAGACCTTTGAACGAAACAGAACTAGCAGCTACTGCTGATCTTCGTTCTATGGATGATGTCCTTCCTAGACCTACAGCTGATGCTCAGCTAGAACTATTACAAAGAGTAACACAACCATCTGAGGGTGCTGAAACACCTAGTGATGTTGACTCTGAGTTCAGTATTTCTTAGGAGAACATTATGGTATCAGTAGGAGATAGATTCCCAAGTTTCAATATGCAAGGCGTAAACGATACAAATACTATCGTTGATGTCGACTTATTGTTAAACGAATGGACAATAATGTACTTTTATCCAAAAGACTTTACTTTCATTTGCCCAACAGAGATCAAAGACATGGACTACTTAGTTAGTGATGCTGACGTCATAGGCGTGAGTGGAGATAATGAGTTCTGTAAACTTGCATGGAAAGAACAAAATGATGATATTAAACACATTACACATGTTCTTTGTGCAGATTCAGGTCTTAAACTTGGACACAGACTAGGAATAGTTGACGAGGAGAATGGAGTACACTTTAGGGCAACATATATTATTGATCCCGAAGGTATAGTTCAGCATGTATCAGTAAATGCATTAGATACAGGAAGAAATGCAAATGAAGTTTTACGAACACTACAAGCTCTAAAAGCTGGTGGTCTTACAGGGTGTTCTTGGACGCCTGGGGACGAATTCGTAGGATGATTTTATTTACAGCAGACTGGCATATTAAGCTAGGACAGAAAAATGTACCCATGCCTTGGGCGTGTAGTCGATATGATTTATTCTTTGAGGTAGTTCATACCTTAGAGGAAACAGTAGACCTACATGTTATAGGTGGGGACTTGTTTGACAGAGTTCCTTCAATGGATGAGTTGACACTCTACTTTGATTTTATTAAAGAGATAACAATTCCTACTATCATTTATGATGGTAACCATGAAGCAACAAAGAAAAACAAAACTTTCTTTTCTAATCTTAAGCGTGCCACGACTGATGTAAACCCCCTAGTTACTATCATAGATGAAACTACAGAGTTTGATTGGGGGACTATTCTTCCATATGCAGATTTGCATAAGAAGGGAGCAATAGAAGCCTGTGATAGTAGTAAACCTTTATATACTCATGTGAGAGGTGAAATACCCCCTCATGTAACACCTGAGGTTGACTTAGATAGATTTAAAGATTTCCCTGTAGTATTTGCTGGCGACTTACACAGTCATACAAACACTCAGAGAAACATTGTCTATCCTGGTTCACCAATGACTACTTCTTTTCATAGAGATGTAGTTAAAACAGGCTATCTAATAATTGATGGTTCAGACTGGACATGGCATGAATTTGATCTTCCACAGTTGTTAAGGAAAACCGTAACAACAGAAGATGAAATGATTGCCACTGACTTTCACCATACCATATATGAAATCGAAGGAGATGTAGCTGACCTTGCAACAATCAAAAATTCGGAACTACTCGATAAGAAAGTAGTAAAACGAAGTAGTGAAGCTACATTGAATTTGAAAGATTTGACTATAGAGGAAGAACTGGTAGAGTACATGAGTGCTATACTTAATTTAAATGATGATAAAATTAAATCAATAATGGGAGTGTTTAATGATTATTCTAAAAACGCTACGCTGGGATAACTGTTTCAGTTATGGCAGAGACAATATTCTTGATCTTAACGACAGTAATCTTACCCAGCTTGTTGGGACAAATGGAATGGGCAAGTCTTCAATTCCACTTATTATTGAAGAAGTACTCTTTAATAAAAACAGCAAAGGAATAAAGAAACAAGAAATCCAAAACCGTTTTGTAAATGACGGATACAGTATAAATCTTACTTTTCAAGTAGATGATAATGACTACGAGATTGATGTGTCTCGTAAAGCAAGTATCAAGTGTAAACTTTACAAGAATGGAGATGATATTTCTAGCCACACAGCTACAAATACATATAAAACAGTCCAAGATTTACTTGGATTAGATTTTAAAACATTTACACAACTCGTGTATCAGAACACGAATACATCATTACAGTTCCTAACTGCGACAGATACAAACAGAAAAAAGTTTCTAATTGATTTGTTAAAGCTAGAAGAATATGTAGAATTCTTTGATATATTCAAGGAAGCAGCTAGAGACATTTCGTTTGAAGTGAATAACCTTAACGGTAAGTCTGACACAATAGTAAAATGGTTAGATGAAAATAAATTGGAGAGTACCAATATACTTCCAGTGTTAAATCTGCCAAAATTCTCAGAAAAAGACGAGAACTATTTACAGATATTACGAAACGATTTTGAAAAAATCTCTGAGAGAAATAAAAAAATTATAGATAATAATTTTATAAAAGAACAACTTGGTGAATACGAAAACAGTGAGCATAGATTATTCAAGGGAGATTACATTGACCTTGACGCTATGCTGCAGAAACATGGAACATATAGTTCCAAATTGTCTGAAGCTCAAGCGCACATGGATAAACTCTCGGAACTTGATGGGCAATGCCCTACCTGTGAGCAGGAGATAGATGGAGAAAAATTGGAACAATTAAATATAGATTATCTCAATGCAAGAACCAACGCGCACAATAACATAGTTGTTTTGAATGAGCAAATGGAGAAAGCCCGAGACAATAATAAACAAGTAGTAATTCGGGACAATCATCAACGAGAATATGAGAGTCTTATTCGAGATTGGGACAATGGTCTTGACTCTCAAATTTTAGACGGCGACAAACTTTCTTCCCAAATCGACGAACTTTCTTCCAAGATTGCGAATATAAGAAACGAGATAGAGAATGTAAGTGCAAGTAACTTAGTGGCAGAACGCCACAATACTCGTATCTCAATTATACAAGAACAATCGGAGGGTATGGAAACGCAACTGGAAGAAGTTGTCGCGGCATTGGGTAAAATCGAAGAACAAGCAACTCATCTTGAGATACTGAAAAAAGCTTTCAGTACAAACGGATTACTTGCATACAAAATCGAAAACCTTGTCAAAGACCTAGAGGACTTGACAAATGAGTATCTTGCAGAACTTTCATCTGGTCGTTTCAGTTTGGAGTTTGTAGTTACGAACGACAAATTGAATGTAGAGATTACAGACAATTCAAAAGTAGTAGATATATTAGCTTTATCAAGTGGAGAACTTGCTCGAGTCAATACTGCTACACTACTAGCAATACGAAAATTAATGAGTAGTATTTCTAGTTCTCGCATTAACACATTATTTCTTGATGAAATAATAAGTGTACTTGATGATGAAGGCAAAGAGAAGCTAGTAGAAATATTACTCGGAGAAGAACTGAATACATATTTAGTATCTCACGGCTGGACTCACCCACTTCTAGCAAAGATAGAAGTCATAAAAGAGGACAATATAAGTAGGCTTGAGTAGTGGACACATTCGTAAAGCACGAGTGTCCTGTACTTAAGCGTACATTCTTTATACCCGTAGGTACTACCTGCACAGATTGTAAAAAATATGGTAAACGCAAGACAAAAAGGAACAAAAGCAGAAAGAGAAGTAGCAGCACTGCTACATAGATATACAGGACTTAACTTTATACAAACGCCTGGAAGCGGTAGTGGTAAAATTAAGGGCGATCTGTATGTCGAGAATAAACATAATCTATTCCTTATAGAAGTTAAACACTATAAGGATATGGGTTTCACCCACAAGATCTTTACTCAAAAGAGTAATAATCTTGTGACTTGGTGGAATAAAGCAATAGATCAGGCTCAGTTAATGGAACAAGAGCCGTTGATCATTATGAAACAGAATTATTCAAATTGGTTTGTAGTAACCTCAAGAAAACCTACAGTAGAAAAGAGATATATGCACATAAACTGGCTCGGTGCATATGTAATGAACGCAGAAAAGTGGCTAGAAAATGAACAAATGGAATTTACAAATGGCGATAAACTTCTCAAGCCTTGGGAACCAGATCCAGAATGGGAACTTACTAATAGTTGATGGTCTAAATGTAGCCTTTAGGTGGAAGCACTCTAAACAGCTCGAATTTAAACACGACTATGTAAGAACCGTTGAGAGTCTAGCAAAATCATATGACTGTGGAAACATAGTCGTACTAGCAGATGGTGGAAGTACCTATAGAAAAAATATCTACCCCGATTACAAAATGAATCGGAAGGATAAGTATGCAGAGCAAACTGAACAAGAAAAAGCAGAGTTCGCCCAGTTTATGGGTGAGTTTTCAAATGCCTTCTCTCAATTAGGAAAGAAAGGACATTTAACAATAAAGCAACAAGGACTAGAGGCTGATGATTTAGCCGCATGGATTTGTGGCAAGAAAGAAGAATTTGGTATAGATAATATATGGTTGATATCATCAGATAGAGACTGGGATTTACTTATACGAGAAGGAGTTTCTAGATTCTCCACAGTAACTAGAAAAGAAATAACGATTGATAATTGGGACGACCACTATGATGTTGAGCCAGATAAATATCTGACACTCAAATGTCTAGCTGGAGATACAGGAGATAACATACCAGGAATTGCTGGTATAGGACCGAAACGTGCGGTAGGACTTATCGATCAGTACGGAGACTTATATGATATATACAATAGCTGTCCAATAGATAGCAAGTACAAGTTTATACAGTCTCTAAATGAAAATGTGGAAAGATTATTGCTTAACGCTGAACTCATGGATTTAGAGAGTTATTCAGAGCAGGCATTGATCGAAGCAGACATAAATTTAGAGGATTTATCCTCACAGATAACAGGATATTTGAATGAAAATAGAGATTGATTATAGTAAAGATTCTTTACTAGACGAGTTCAGTTTGAGAACTCTAGAAGAAAGATATATGGTGGGTGATGAAAAATCACCACAAGAAGCATTTGCACGAGCTGCAGAAGCTTTTGCTGATGACGAAGCTCATGCACAAAGATTGTATGACTATGTTAGTAAGCAGTGGTTTATGTTTGCTACACCATTATTATCAAACGGAGGCACACGAAGAGGGTTACCTATTAGTTGTTTCCTAAACTATGTAGATGATAGCCGAGAAGGTATAACAGAACACTACACAGAAAATGCATACTTATCATCTTTTGGTGGTGGTATAGGTGGTTCTTGGAGTTCTATTCGAGCACAAGGAACAAAGACTTCAAAAGGCTCTGAGAGTACTGGAGTTATACCCTTTATGAAAGTAGTAGACGCAGAAATGTTAGCTTTTTCACAGGGAGTAACTCGTAGAGGAAGCTATGCTTCATATCTACATATGAGTCACCCAGAGATAGAAGAATTTTTAGATATTCGCAAACCAACTGGTGGCGATATTAATCGTAAGTGTACAAACTTACATCATGGAGTAGTTATTCCAGATGCATTTATGGAAATAATCTATAGAGCAACAAAAGAACTTGACTTTGATGACAGCTGGGAACTTATTGATCCTCATAGTCATCAGGTTAAAAAAGTAGTATCTGCACGAACACTGTGGGTAAAATTACTACAAAATCGCATGGAAACAGGAGAGCCTTATCTCATGTTTGAAGATGCAGTACAGGAAGCCTTACCAGACTTTCAAAAAAGAAAAGGATTACGAGTCAATCACAGTAATCTTTGCTCAGAAATTACTCTTGCAACCGATGAAGAAAGAACAGCAGTATGTTGTTTATCAAGTGTAAATCTAGAGCATTTTGACGAGTGGAGTAAAGTACCAGCATTTATACCAGACTTAGTACGAATGTTAGATAATGTTTTAACAGTATTTATAAAAGATGCTCCCGATTCATTAGAAAAAGCTAAGTTTAGTGCAATGAGAGAAAGAAGTATTGGACTAGGTGCTATGGGATTCCATGCATATTTGCAGAAAAACAAATTATCTTTTGAAGGAATGTATGCAACAGCAATAAATATGAAAGTATTTAAACACATCAAAGATGATGCTATAAAAACTACACATAAACTTGCTGTAGAAAGAGGAGCATGTCCTGATGATGATTCATGTGAAGTAAGAAATGCACATTTACTAGCGATTGCTCCAAATGCAAGTAGTTCTATTATATGTGGTAATACTTCACCTAGTATAGAACCTTTCAGAGCAAATGCTTATACACAGAAAACAAAGTCTGGTTCACATTTGCATAAAAACAAGTACTTAGAACAGTTACTAAAAGATAAAGGTGCGAATACAGATAATGTATGGAAAGAAATCGTTGCAAATAAAGGCAGTGTACAACATCTTGATCTTCTCACTGATCATGAAAAAGAAGTATTTAAAACTGCGGTAGAAATTAACCAAGCCTGGATTATAGAACACGCTTCTATGAGACAGGAATTTATTTGCCAATCTCAGAGTGTGAATTTATTTTTCCCACCAGATGTAAATAAAGGCGATCTACACAATGTACATATGTTAGCATGGGCTAAGAATTTAAAAACATTATACTATCTAAGAAGTGAAGCTATCAGTCGTGCTGATAATGTTTCTTCTCAGGTAAAAAGAGAAATAATCTTTGAACAAGAAGATTGTTTAAGTTGCGAGGGATAATTATGAGTCAACTACTACAAGAAAGAGAATACTATAAACCTTTTGTATATCCTTGGGCGTTTGAGTTTTACAAAAAACAACAACAAATGCATTGGCTACCAGAAGAAGTGCCGTTACAAGATGACATAAAAGATTATAGAGAAAAATTATCAGAAGGAGAAAGAACACTTATAGACAATATATTTAAGTTCTTTACTCAAGCTGACGTTGATGTGTGCTGTGGATATGCTAAGCATTATCTACCCACATTTAAACAACCTGAAGTAAGAATGATGCTAGTAAGCTATGCTGCGATGGAAGCAGTACATCAAGAAGCCTACTCATTACTACTAGAAACTTTGGGCAAATCTGATGAGATGTACCAAGAATTTTTTGATATACAAGCTATGTCAGAAAAACACGACTATCTTACAGATTTTAATATGGACACACCACATGAAATGGCTAAAACAATGGCTGTATATAGTGGGTTCACAGAAGGAGTACAATTGTTTAGTAGCTTTGCTATACTGTTGAACTACCCAAGACATAATATGATGAAAGGTATGGGGCAGATTGTTACATGGTCAATAAGAGACGAGTCTCTTCATGTAGAAGGTCTATCCAAACTTTTCAGAACATTTATTGCAGAAAATCCAGAAATATGGACAGATAAAC